CCAAAACTTCCAGGTATAGTTCCAAGAGCTACATCCGTTGTAGCATTTAATAGATTAAATCCTTTTGCTGCAGACTGTGCCTCTAACTTTGTTGCATATATTGTAGAAGCATTTACCTGTGTTAAATATGTAGAACTTGCAGAAGTTTTAGTAAGATAGTTAGTAGAAGCAGATGCTTGTGTTAAATATAAAGAACTTGCTGTAGATGTATCTAATTTATTTCCAAGTGCTGTTGTAATTGTGGATGCATAGTTAGCGTCATCACCTAGTGCTGCTGCAAGTTCATTAAGAGTATTTAATGTTGAGGGTGCAGAGTCTACAATTGCTGCAACTGCTGCTGCAGAAGCGGAACTTAAATCAATATTATTTAATTCAGTCTTTGTAGCATATGTTGTACTTGCAGAAGCTTGTGTAAGGTAGGTTGTAGATGCAGAACTTTGTGTTAAATATGGGGATAAATTAATATTTCCAACTTCCTGATCTACATATGAAACTGTAGCAAAAGTATCAGGGATAACACTTGCAGATATTTTTCCACCCACAATTTCGGGGTAATCAGCAGTTAAATCAATACCAATAATATCCCAGGCAGTTCCATTAAATTCATATCCGTCAAAAATTTGATTTACAGAAGCGGATCCAGGAAATATTGTAGCCATAGTAATCTAATTATATCATTATATAAACTACTATGCTAATTAGTCTATTTCAATAACTTCTACAATATTGTCATTTGGCTTTGATGGGTCATAACCACCTATCCCGTAAGTAATTTGTTGAGCCATTATGTTGCCCTCAAATATGCTGATACAATTCCATTAGTTTGTGAAAATGCTGCAGATGCTGAAGCTGGAAATGCTCCAGTAACTGATGATTCTTCATAACCAGATATCATATTTGTAAATGTATTTGTTGAAAACATTCTTTGTACACCCTGTATACTAGATTGATTTCCACCACTTCCAAAAAAAAGAGAACTTCCAGATTGCATATTATGTGCTAGCCAATACCATCCAGGAGTTAAACTTTGATTAATAGTAATTAAATATGCAGTATTGTTTGTAGAATAAGCAACCGTTCCAGCATCTAAAACTAAAGTTCCTGGTTTACCACCTGAATCTGTATAAATTCCAAGTCTTGCAGCTCCAGCAGTAGTGACTGTTCCAGTTGAACATCCAATTCTGTCAAATGATGTAGTTTGTCCTACATAAAAGTGTCCAAAATTTGTAGAATTTAAATTACATGAAATTCCGCTGTTATTTGCTCCTGGGTTTTTATAATATGAACCAGAGACAAAGGGTAGGTATGCTGGAGAAGTTGCAGAAGATTGAGCTAAATATGTAGCAGAAGCTGAAGCCTGGGTTAGGTATGTAGTAGAAGCAGAAGATTGAGCTAAATATGTAGCAGAAGCTGAAGCCTGGGTTAGGTATGTAGTAGAAGCAGAAGAAATAGTTAAATATGTTGATAAATCAACTTCTCCACCAAAGTAACTTAAATCAGACCATACACTAGATCCATTTCCAATTTTAAATTTTCCAGTATTTGTTTCAAATCCAATTTCACCTGAAAAAAGGGTAGGATTAATACTAGTCCAGTTTGCTGAAGTATCTCTTCTTAATTGAATTTTAGTTGTCATAATAACTAATTATATCACTAAGTCTTGATGATAAAGTTAACTACTGTGGATGGTTGCATATTTTGATGTGCAGTACCGCCACCCTGAGCAGCAAGATCATGTCGGTGATTAGTGTCTGTTCCATAAATACCGTGATTGTGAGGACCATCGCCAGCAGTGGTTACTAAGTAATTACCACCAGTTGATTTAGCATTAATAAGCCAGTTAATTTCAGTGGAATTAGCAAGAGAACCAGCAATTTCAATTGCAGTATTTATGTTATGTTGATGATCTCCACCACCAGCAGTAGTGTGATCGTGAGATGTGCTGCGGTCCATCCAAGAAGTCTTAGCAACAGAACCAGCACCATCACCAACGTCAAGATTGTGAGCGTGAGAAGGCATTTCACTAATTGAAAGTGCTACAGTTTCAGCACCAGCTGTAGCACCAATAGTGTTTCTTGCAGTTAATCCACTACCACTTCCATATCCAATTGGAGCACGACCACGCAAGTCAGGAACTGTTGCACCAACTACTGCAGCAAGGGCAGCATATCCAGAAGTTGATTGACCATTGCATAATAGCCAACCAGTAGGTGCTGTAGTTCCACCATACATAACAATAGTTCCAACTGGGGTAGCAGGTAGTGGAGCATAAGTAACTGAGGCAGATGCTTGTGTTAGGTAAATTGTTGAGGCAGAAGCCTGTGTAAGATAAGTTGTTGAGGCAGAAGCCTGACTAAGTAAAGAGTTTAGCTGAGTTGCATTGGTTGTTCTAACAATTGTTACTGTTGCCATAATGTTTAATTATACCATTATTCAAAAACTCGCAAAAAATCCGCAAATTAAAAACGCAAAATTCGGCGAAATAGTATACCCTCTTACCCCCTTATAACTTCGTTATATATGGAAGGTATTTATAATATGCAGATATTCCCTTATATGAAGACTATACTCTTTTTTGATGATCTTTGAACTTTTGTCCGAATGCATGAATTCCATTAAAATATTTTCTACCTGAATAATGTGCTTTTTCCTTATCTTCATTAAGTCTTTGACGACCTAGTTCATTTGCATCATTTTGTTCATTTTTAATAAGCTCTTCTGAGAAATATTTATTAACAGTATCTAGTTCAAATTCCTCTACAAAGTATCTAGGGATAGGAATAAAGGCAGCTAGAGGATCACCTTTTTTAACACTAACTACCCTGTTGGGATCGGTTAGCTTTAGATTAAAGGAAAAGTCTCGTCTTATCTGGTCTGCCTCAATTACTGCTGTCATTGCTTGCATTCCTGGAATAAAGAAGTTTGGGGCAGCAATGGTCATTAAGTTAATTCCTGGAGGGGTTTTAAATTGAAAGTTATTTTGAATGGTTAAGATGCCTTCAGCAAATCCTGGACTAACTTGTTGCATGGAAAGGGACTCTCCTGGCTCATATATGTTAATATGAATATCATTAGGGTTTCCAAGGGATCCATCCCAGGTTGCATCAAAATCATATGCTGCCTTGATAATAAAACCGTATTGATTTCCTATATTAAGGGGAAGACAATAGTAGGCATGGTTACTAAGCCAGTCTCTTTTAATATTACCCTTTAAAGATTCTACAATTTCTGGATATCTATCATATTGATCATCTCTACCAGAAAAAGGAATTATTAGGATTTTGTCCTCAGGAACCTCAAAACCAGGATCGTTGATATAGTTCAATTAAAGAACCCATCCATCAAAGTATTTCTCATCCTGAGTCCAGAACGAGGCAAGGGTATATCTAACACCATCTTCTATTTTAGATACGCCATGAAGGTGCTCTGGGTCTCCTGGGTGTATTGCAAGTTTTCCAACGGCAGGGGCAATGTCAAAATTATGATTTGGATAATATGTATGTCCACCAGAGTAATTATCATTTAAATATATAATAGCTCCATACTCTCTATGATTAAACCATTCTAATGATTCTTTATTATCTTCATGAGCATCTGTCATATCGTCACAATGTGGGGCTTGTTCCATTCCAGGAAACCAACGAATGACTTGAAATAGATCTGGATATATTTCTGATAGGTTATATGAGTCTTTTATTGCATTTGCCACTCTTTGACGAATATCATATAACATTTCCCCGATTTCTTTGTCATGAGAATAAAGATGTTGAGCATTTAAGCTTCTATTACTCCAGAACTCTGATCCACCTTGTTCCCATGGTTCTATTCCTTTTACAAATTCTAAAATTTTATTAGATTCTTCTATAGATATAAAGTTATCTATTGTTTTTGCATTAAACATTTTTATCCCTTCAAAAATAAAAATTTAGCTACCAGAGAGTGTGGATACAACAATTACTGATAATACTATCCAGAAGATGTATCTAATATAATCTTGATTATTCATTTGCTTCTCTCTTTGTTTTTTAATAATTCTATCCCCCTGCCCCCAACTTTTCTAAAACTTTTAGTTTTTTAAGATTCGCTGCACTCATAGTGTAATTGCATTTTTTATACTTGTCAAATTGAGCTGCCAGAAACATTGAAATATTAAATTATTTGTTACTCAATTGTAACATATTGTCTCACATAATGAGAAAAGAGCAGTTTTAAGTCATGCTCAGGACTGTTAGTTATATTTTAACTATTTTTATTTCTTACAATGTCTTTCCAGTTAGCTTTTCTTGTATCATATCTTAGATTATCTAAACGATTATTAGTTTTAACATCATCATAATGACAAACTACCATTCCATCTTCAGGATACCCCAAAAATGTTTGAATTACTAAGGTGTGAGCTCTTACATTTACATGCTTTCCAGTTGTGTCAGCAAGCATATGATTGATATAACCAGCTGGGTCAAAATGACCCTTTAGTATTGCAGGTTCTTTTCTTTTGTACGATCTTACTCTGCCATAGTTAGATACTTCGTAATCTTCATAATAACGAATTACCCCATTAGCTCTTTTAACTGATTCCAGTTTTTTCCATATTTCCATAATTAAAATGATATCAGAATATTTCTTTATTTGCAACAACATTATATATTGTTCTACAACGTTATATATTGATATCCCCGCAAAATCTGAAAATTTTTATATTTGCAGCTAGATCCCATTTTGAAGAAAATCTGAATATTTTGTTAATGTGTATGATTCGTATATTTAGAAAAAGCTCACCTTTTTATTAGTGAGCCCATTCTATTTTTATTTAGTTTTGAAGTGTAATAAAATTCTAGTTTTTAGAACTCATCTTCGAAATAGTTTTCTATTTCTTGGTCTGACTCACACATGATACAGTAATTAATTTCCCATGCTGTTAGTTTATCTTGACAAGTCATGCACTTATTCTTGGTGATGTTTTCAAATGCTAATTCAGTCATTGTTATTACCCCTCAATCATTTCGATAACTACTGCACTTATTGCAGATACTAAACCAATAACGGCGGTTACTATCATAACCGTTGGACTCATACCGTTTAGTCCGATAACTAGTAATTGTAATTCTAGTAGTAGTGCAGGTAGTGAGAAGATACCAACGAATAGTAGAACATCTCTTAGGTGGAATAAAAACATTTTGTTTCCTTTGTTAGTGTTGAGATTTATTTGCTAGGCTCATTCGGTTTCCCGACTTATTTGCTAGGCTCACTCTCAACCTTTCTTATGTCTTTAGACTACACCCTACCCCTGACAAAAAGCAAGCCCAATCTCACTATTTGAGACACTATTTTTGTGATGTATGTCATAGAACATCTGTTCGAAT